CCGTGTCAAAAATTTCAAAAGGATAATTTATTCTTAAACTGTTAAGTTCCGTAGAATCTCTGTTTATACCTAAAACTTTTACGTTATCTTTAACTACCTGTCCTAGCGAATCATTGTATGTTCTATCGTTAGGATCAAAGTAAAATCGATTTTGTTGTAAGCTTCCAAAAATTAAGTCCAAAGACCGTATTCTTATGTTATATGTTCCAGCACGATAAACAAAAGCAATTAGCCAACTCGAATCTAAATTAACATTTGTGATATCGCCTGCGTTCCCTAGAGAAAAAGAATCTACTAGATTTAGATTACTATCTTCTATGAGCTTCCATTCAGATGCGTCATCGTCAAATCTAATACCGAAATTAAAATTTTCAATCATTTGATTTATCATCTGATTCTCAAAACTTTGCGGGAAATCAATTACAAATCTAGGAACGATTCTGGTTGCAACAGCTTCACTAGGAATGATCTCGTTTAGTCTAATCGGTCCTAGACCAGATTCAAGTGCTCCCCGGCCTGCGTTTGTTCCGTCGCCCTGCACGCTAATAACTTTGGTCCAAATATATTCTTTATGTTCGGGTAAAGTCGGTGATCCTAATTGCAATACATTGTTTTTATCGAAGTAATATCCAGCGGGCGGTTCAAATTTTACAAGGGCATTAGAAAAAACATACTTCAAACTGCTTGTTGAGAAAACTCCAGTCTTTAAAAATGTGTTATCTACTGCTGACTGAAAATATCCTGTAGAACTAGAATCCTCATCGGTTATATTGACCCATCTTGTATTTGTATCAGCGAATAAAATTTTATCGTATTTGGTTAGATAAAAGTTATAGAAATCATCGTCTGACAAAACTGGTTCTATTTGCTGTCTTATAAAATTTACAATTTCCGTTCTGTTAGAAAACGTAAGAGTTTTAGTGCGTTCAGTTTCTTCTTTGTAGATGTAACCGTCGTCTGCAAAAACATTGATACTTGAATATTTTCCGCTAGCATCTAAAATATCAAAGTTTCTACTAATTCCGCTTGAAGTTCGATTTATAGATTTTACTTTAAGAATATTTTGAGAACTTGCAAGTGGTGCTAAATTGTAATCCTCGCCGGTGATCATCCTATTCTGTGTATAATACTGAGCCGGTGCTCTTGCACGGATATTGTCTATTGATTCTGTTGCCGATGCTGTGTTTATTGTGTAGTTTAGTCCTAGACCTATTGAAAGTGTATGCAAAACACCTGCTTTGTTTACGTATTCAACATCTATATTGATGTTTTGCATTTCGTTTGGTGCAACATCATAGTCTAAACCGTTAGATACCCTATAGAAAACTCTAAACGCCCCTTGCGGCAAATTACCATATACTCCATCGGCAAATTGAAGTTTTACTCTGTCGTTTTCACGAGTTTCTACAGCATAGATATTACGAACATTTCCTTCAATACTATTAAATGCAATATTATTTCCTACAAGATTAGAAACCTGTGTCCATTTTTCTATCTGTTGGCTTTGGCTATTCAATTTAAACAGCCATACGTCGTTGTTGTTTATATTATTTGCATCTACATTTACTGATTCATTCGTGGTGGGAACTTCTATTTCGAAATCCGCTAATTCTAAACTTCCTTGCTTGAACAGCATGTAAAATCCTGTGTTAGCACTAGCAGGACCTCTACCGTCTTGTCTATAAACAAATCCTAATTGATTGCCCGGTTGCGGATCTTCTTCGTATATTTCTTCCGCATTGGTAAATGCAGTGCTTACAAGTTCAAATGCCATGCTTCTGCCAGCAACAGTCTTTGAATATCCGAATACAGGAACATCTGCCGATGCAGTTCTAAATCTATATTGTTCTGTAGGAATGCCCTGTATTTCTGCGCTGTTTTGCGGACGGCCAAACTCTGTGTTATCAGACATTGCAGCATTCAACACCAAAAGAAACTGTTCTGTCCAGTTTGCATTAGTAGGATCGTTCCAATTAATTACTTGCTGTGCTAGATTTCTTCCGTTGCTGTCTAGAATTGTTTCTGTGGTGCTTACAGAATTAAATTTTAATAATCCTTCTGCTGGAATATTTCGACTGGCGTTATAGCTTAACATTTTAGCTATGCGCAGGACACTTTCTTTGCGTTCGGCTAATTCTATGAAGTTTTCTCTGCTGGCTAAATCTATGCGGAAGCTTAGGCTTTGTCCTAGGAATGATATAGCATCGATTAGGGCAAGGTATTCGGAACTTTCGATATAATCATTGAAATCCTCTGGATAATTTTCTCGTAGATATGTAATAATGACCCTACGAAGATTTTCAAAATCATAGCTTTTGAAATCAGCATTTTTGAATGTCTGATAGATTCTGGTCCAGTCTTCGTTTAGAATTAGATTATTTTGTCGTTCCGTGTTGCTCATATTTTATCCTATACGGTATTTACCAACCTTTAAAATGTGGTCAGTTTATGATGGAGTTTTCTCTATCAAAATTGAATGTCATTTTTTCATTAAGATTAAAAGCAACATATAAAACATCTGCCTGAATGCGCATGCCGAATTCAGTAGTGTCGATTTGAACACTTTGCACAACAACTCTAGGATCATAATTTATTATTGCTTCTACATCTTTTGCAATGATATCTTTGGTCTCTTCTGTGAACGGTTCAAACAACAGGTCCCATATCACAGTCCCAAAATTTGGATTTTCAAGTTTTTCACCTTTACGAATATAGAAATGATTTATTAAGTCTTGTTTAACAAGATCAACATCGTATAGTTTAAAATTTCTTGTTGTTTCACGAGAACTAAAACCTTTGTATGTAAAAGTAACGGTTTCTTGATCTCCTTGGCTTTGCGATTGTTGGGCCACAGTTTTTTGATTGTATAACCTTGCCATTATGATTCTCTATCCGTTTGATCTGGTTTAACCAATGTAGGAATTACATTTTCATGTTGTGCCCACGGTTCGTGCATAGGAATGCGTTTCATAATACTATTTAATGCATAATCTTCAAGATATTTTGAATCGGCCCACACCTTTGTTCCGTCAGTAACAAGATTTGAATGCAATGGTAAATCAGTAATAGTTTCTGCCAATGTTGCTTCGGGTGCTTCTGCAGCTTGTGGTCCGTTCATATCAATTCTTGCGGCAGTTTCTGTATGATTGCCGCCACTTAATATATCAGTTGCTCCAGACAGAGCTGTAAATTTATTATTTTGGTCGGATAATAAATTAAAATCGATGGTGTTATACATACTGGTTGTGCCGTCAGTTCTTATGTCTAAAACATAACTTTCTTCTACATCGCCTTCGCCTACAGCCAACCTGGTATTTCCCTTGATGTTAATATCTAGATTACCATCAACTTCCTCATCGTTTTCGTCTATGTATTTTCTAGTTTCAATCTTTAAATTTGCACCTACTAACAAATTAGTATTAAAAGCACTTTCCATTTGAATACGCCCGCTTTCAAACTCTTTGCTGTCTTGTATCAGACCTTTTTCGTCAGTAGGTTCTGTCTTGCTGTATTCAGCAGAAGCTTTCATGTTTATGTTTCTGCCTGCTTCCATGTTTATGTCACGGTCTGCATAAATGTTTACGTCGTTTTGTGAATGCACACTGATGCTGTCTTCTGCATATACATCAATTTTTCCGTCACTGGTAAGTTCTACCCAGGCAGTTCCGCGGGCGTTTGTGATGTAGATTAAATCTTCAGAATTGTGCAACAACAATTGATGACCTGTTCTGGTTCTTATCCTAAAGCATTCTCCGTAAGGTATCGTGGGTATTCCAGCTTCATCTGCCTGCGTATCTGCATATGCTCCGTTTTCTTCCGATAAAGGTTCTCCTATACCAGCTTCACTAGCAGTTTTAATACGCTGATATCTATCATCGCCGTCATCCATGACAAATGTGGTTCCGCCTAATCTGCTCACAGGCACCGAGGTAAATGTTTGATCATCACGTGTTCCAAGTTTAGAACGTTTAGCGCCTGGACGCCTATCCAATGGTCCGGGTGTGGAAATTCCGTAAACGCTGTTCGGTGGTTCACGCCTTGATGTTGTGGTTAAGGGCCCTCGTATATAATCTTCTAAAGTGCCTTGGGTAAGGTATGTTTCGGCTGCAGGATGCACGGCTTTTGCAATTCTATCTTCATTTATTTCTTGCGTTGTCTGGCCGTTTAACCTTCTGTTTATTTCTGCTACAGGCAAAGGACCTTTCGTTGCATATTTTTCTTTATCTTCATCTGAAATAGAGTAATTTGTATCTGCACCTATTGCAGGCACCATTCTGTGAGCAAATCTAGGTGGGACACATCCTATCCAATAACCTTGTGCTGGATCAGCATCGATAAAAACAACCATTACGGTTGTGCCTACATCAGGTGGCACAAACCACATACCATAAGTTTTTTGTGTGTCGTTGAAATCTTCTTGATTTAAACCCTGATGCTCATATGCAGTATTTCCAAAAAATGGAAACATTGGTCTTACATTATATGGCTGTTCTCCCAACAGATTACCTTGATCTCTCGTAAGGGTTACCTGAAGTCTTCCGCCAAATGTGGGATCATTATGACCAATAACAATTGCTAGTTGTATGCCTTCTAGTTTTGATAATCTAGTTTGGCTGGCGGCGGTTCTTTTATCGGTGCTCATAATCCTCCTCGGATTCTGCCTGCGGCATTGATATCTATTATTTTGTTTTTAACATCTCTATCCACATGGCTGGTCTTTGGAGGTTTTACTTCTCCTTGCTGTGTAGCAAGAGCCTGGCTCTCTTCTTGTCTTAGCGATTCGCCGTCAAAGTCTGAACTCTGTCCAGGCATTCTCAAACACTTCAAATTCTGTTTGAAAACACCACCTTCGAACACATTATCGACCATTACAACTCTGTATATTCCACTGAACACACTTTCTTTTCCGCCATCTGGAAACTCGTATAGTCCTGTATCGATATTTAGATCCGCTGGACTTCTAAATGTAAGATATATGAAAACAGGATTATCTTGATGATTCATTGTGCCGTCTTCAAGAATTTGTCCAGAAAGGGGTTTGCTGAAGTTGTTTGATAATTCATTTTGTTGCAGATAGTATAGATCTCCTAGAATTTCTAAGTTTACAGTCACTAAATCTGCACTCGAACCATTTATAAAAGCATCATGGAATCTTTCTGCAACCAATTTAGCAGTGGTTTTTGCGTCGGCTCCGCCACGTATCCTGCTCGTTTGCGCTTTTCTAGGTCGTCCTGAATTTAAGTTTCCTGCTTGTGCTTTTTTGTCACTGCCTTCGGCGGGTTTATAGGTTTGAACCTTTTGTTCTGCAATTCCGCCTTGGTTTTGATTTTGAGGATCTTTAGAACTGGATTCCTCCGTCGGATTGATTCCTACATAGAATAAATTGTTTATTTCAATATCAAAGGTTAAAATATCTGCGTTCTGTCCGCTGTAGATGTATTCATATTTTTTAACTATCTGCTTTTGTAATTCATCATAACCTAAACCAGGAGTAGATGGATTTCTAAACACCGTATGATGAACTTTGTATGGAACAACACGATAAGTTATCTTTTTGGCATAGTCACCTATCAAGGGGTCGTAATCCAACAATTCTACCTGAACATCTAATCTAAACCATTTTACAAATCCTTTCTCTAGTTTGTCTGCTTCTATGGCTTGAGCCGCATATTCTGTTGACAGTGCGCACTGAGTTATAATATCCGTCAAGGTTTGCGCTTGGGTAAAGTGAAAAGTTCGCTGTTTGACATCTACACGCATCTTATCTCGGATTACCCTTCCTTCTTCGTCTTTGGTGTCAGTGTCTTTTGCAAAATTAAAGTTTCCGCCCTGTGTTGCGTCAAATCCAAAAGTGCTTTCCCCTATGGGATTTCTAAGGTTGCTAGAGTTAACTCCTGTTTTATTACCGCCAATGCTGGTTGTGCGCCTGGATCTAGAAAAAGTTGCAGAATCAGGCGTTTCGACGGCGCCTGATACACCAGAAAAATCTGATCCTATTGACGGAAACTGGATTTCGTAAACGTCAGGAAATGTAATTTTTCCTTCGGATAATAGTTTTTCCTCATTTTTGTTGAGGAATGCCGCCAAACTGTTTGGTCCGGTTTGCAATAATTCTTTAAGTGTTCCTTCTTTATCTGGAGTGATAGCAATATCTCTATACAAAGAATTGGTTATGTCGCTGTAGGCTGCATGATTATATGGTGTTGCTTTGACGGTATAAACACTGCCCGATTCTGTAACTTCGAACGCAACTTTTGTTAATCTACACACAAAAAATTTAGGTTCGACTGTGGATAATACTTTACCATCTTGATCAAATCCTGTAATGTCAAGTCGTAAAACATAAGGTGCGTTATCAAGATAGTTTGCATATCCAGCTGCAATTGCCGCATTTTGCATGCTTTGTAGTAAAAATCCCATACTGTATGGTTCATAAATTTCAAATTCTATGCTTACTGCATTTGAATTACCAACCTGCGGATTGGGCTGAATTATGGTTCTCATGTTAAAGTTGTCAATGTAATATTCAGGACTGAAATATTTGTTGTTGCCCGCGAATATCTTAGCACGCTGTTGATCGAATCTACCTGCACTGCTAAAAATTACATTTGTTTCGTTGGTGCGTCCAGATTTTTCATCAACATATTTGTAATCTGCAAACGAAAAATCTTTAGTTCTATATAAACTAGGATTATTAAACTGTTGCGGTGTTAAGCAAGCCATTGTCCAAAGAGAGTTGTATGATGCAAATTGCTCAAGGGTGTTAGGTTGAACGCTTGGAAGATTTGCACTGGAAGTATTAGGCTGTCTGGTTGGGTCTTGTTCGTATTGTGTCGGAACACCATTTTGAAAATCTTGAATTGCACCTTTTATGTCTATGTCTGTGCTTACCGTAGCATCACCTTTTTTGACTTTTAAAAATTCAGGAAGCTCGCCCGAGGGTGTGCCTTGTGTTATAGGTGTGCCGTCTGGTTTTTTATTTCTAAAACGGGCCAACTGTTCTTGGGTTCCGTATATTCTTTCTGTTTTTCCGCTCTTTTGTATTTCAACATAATCCAAAGATCGATCTATGTTAAAATTACGAGATGATCTAAACCCTCCTGGTAGAATCTGTCTTTCAGTAAATTCAGCCATTATACACCTAAATATCTATTTAAATTGCTTTTCTTTGGCAGTTTTATTTTTGTGCCCGGCTTAAAGTCATAGATGGGATCTTTCAGCACATCCATATTTCTTTGCACAAATACCCACCATAGTTTAGGAGTTCCATACAGATCATAAGACAACAGATCGGGTCTATTTTCGTATTGATTTTCTATGGTGTATGTAAAATCATCTGCTTCAGCGGGTATGGGTCTAATTGTCAATAATTCTAAGTATTGATTGTTGTCGGGGGTATCTGCATATGGAGAATATTTGTTATAAATGGCCATTAGATATATCCTTTCCCGCTGGTGCCTGGTCCTGTGGTCATTGTGCCTCTGGCATAATCTTGCAGATTAAACTGTCGTAAACTGCTTCTGTTGTATATCGGAGCAAGATTAACGCTCATATTCTGCAGTATCGGAACCCAAGTATTGTTTCCGTTCCAGGTTGTTTTGATATAGTTTACATCGTTATCATAGGTCACATTGAAATTTGTGACCACAACCGGAATGTTATTGAACAAATTTGACCCGTATGCAAATAGATAACACACTAGCGGCGGATTTCCTACGTTTGCGCCTTGTCCATAAAACATTTTGGTTGCTGTTCTTAAAAATTGGGTCGCTGCCAATACATATTTGGCATCACCATCAGACTCTACAGAAAATTCTCCATTGATTTGAATTTCATCTACTTGGCTGTTTTGATAAGCCATTACCGGGTAATTGGTGTGCACCGGATTGATCTCATCGTAATTAGCCCGTGTGCTAAATGTAAGCTGGGGTTGGTAAGGAAAAATAAGCCCGTTGGTGGTTTTAAGTTTGCTTAGTAGATCAGTTTGTCTAACTCCTAATGCATTCCAATCGCAGTTTATTCTCACGCGCCAATCGTTTACGGGTGTTGCATCCACAACGGTAGCTTGCCCAACTTCCCCTGAACTAAATAGTTCTGCAGCATTAGGAATATTCGCTCCTCTTTTTAAACTTAATATGTCATCAATCTGTCCAGCAGCCTTACTGACCGATCCTGCAAAGTCCAACAATCCTTGGGCTAGATTTCCCCCTGAAATTTTGTCTAGGGCATCGCCGAATCCGTTGGCAACGCCGCCCACTGTTTCTGTAAGCGTGTTGACATCAGGTAATTGTCCAAATGCATTTGATAAATCTGTCTGTATAGATTGTGCTCCTCCAATAGCATTGGTTGATAAAGGTCCAAGACCAGATCCCGCTGGGCCATCTGCTTCAATCTTGCCTCCGGTGAGCTGGTTTAACCCGCTACCGAGCTGGCCTCCAAGTCTATTAAGTTTAGAATCAAGCTCTGCTCGATCAAGCTCACTGTATGCATCAACTGCGGCAGATTGGGCATCTTGTGCAAAACTTTGTGCTTGTTCTGCAACTCCGCTTGCAAATTTTGCTAAAGGGCTTATACTAAGAGTCATGAATATCTCCAATTTACTCTATTTATTTGTAGAAAAATATGCTACTATAATAAAAACACAGGAAAACCTATGACCCAAAGACGAGTGAAATATCTAAACAACCGTGATCTTCTAAAAGAGATACACAAAAGTAAAAATACGTTTTGTTCCTACGAAAAGCCAGAATATCATCAATATGATTTGATTGTAAGTGACTTAGACCGAATCAATATCAGGACAACAGCAGAGGCAAAACGAAACCAAGCATCCAGGCTTGCAAAAGAAGCACATGAACTTGCATGCCAAGACTACAAAGGTAAAAAACCCAGCATTAAAGATTTTGAAATAGATTATCGAAAAATTAAAAAGACAGATGTAGTGTTTCGAGTAATGACTTTTGAACACGTGCCATTGGCTCCTGGTAGGAAGAAAACTGTAAAAACCACAGCAGATGCACACGAGAAGGTAAATTTTCCTCCATTCCAACATTGGAAGTTTGATGAAAAAGGTAATCTAATTTGTGTGGGGAAGAGTCATTGGCGAGGAGACCTACACACTGGACATTTTGATAAAGAACGCGGGCAGGCTACCAACGAACTAGCGAAGATGTGGATGAAACTGTGTGAAAGATACGCCACACGCGGCAATGTAAGAGGATACACCTACAACGACGAAATGCGAGGTCAAGCTATTTTACAATTAGCACAAATAGGACTTCAATTTGACGAATCCAAATCAGACAATCCATTTGCGTATTATACCGCCGCTGTAACAAATTCTTTTGTGAGAATTATCAATATCGAAAAACGCAATCAAAATATTCGAGATGACATATTGGAAATGAATGGTATGAACCCCAGTTGGACGAGGCAGAACGAGGGCAGAGATAATGGCCTCGAACACGAACGTGGCACTACTTCTAGCAATGATGATTGACCTTTGTGATTTTTGATCTTATACTAGTATTGGAGGTAGTTTAATGCCATTATTTAAAAAAGCGGCGTGTTTTACGGACATTCATTTTGGCCTAAAAAGCGGAAGCCGTGTGCATAACACAGATTGTGAAGAGTTTGTGAAGTGGTTTTGCAAAAGAGCACAGGAAAAAGGTGCGGAAACCTGTATCTTTTTGGGTGATTGGCATCACAATCGCAGTTCCACAGACGTATCCACCATGAACTACACACTGAGCAATTTAGAAAGGCTCAGCAAAAACTTTGAAAAGGTGTATTTCATCCTGGGCAATCACGATCTGTTCTACAAAGACAAGCGTGAGATCAACTCCGTGGAGTTTATGCGCCTGTTCCCCAATGTTGTTCCTGTCAGAGAACCATTCACAGAAGGCGAAGTCACTATTTTTCCCTGGTTAGTGGGAGATGAATGGAAGCAGATTGAGAAAAACACCAGTCGCTATCTGTTCGGACACTTTGAACTGCCCAGTTTCTACATGAACGCAATGGTGCAGATGCCAGATCACGGCACGCTGAGAGCCAGCCACTTCCAAAATGCGGAGTATGTG